AATTTCCTCTTTGATTTCTTCCTCCGCTTCAACTTCGATTTTCTCTTCTTCTTCTATCTCTTCCGCTTCCGCTTTGATTTCGATAGATTTGATGATACCACCTTCTGTTTCAACTTTAGTTCCGTCTTCAAGTTCATGAATCGCGTCAGGTGCAGGAATGTCACCTTCTTCAGTTACTACAAATATTGCAGATCCTTCAGCAAGTTCTCCTTCTACACGAATTTCCGTTCCGTCGATCAATGCAATGTAGTCCTCTTTCTTCTTATCCTCAGGGGACATGAATCCAAATTTTACCATTAAGTTCTTAATCTCTGAAACAACGTTTTTGTTTTCTTTAGACATATTAAATGTTTAATAAAGTTTTGATTATCGAACCCTAATGGTTCTCTTCTAATTGTAAATATAATATAGGGGTATTTTTATCAATTGTATATATTAGTATAAAATATATGAGAATAGTTTGATAGTTAAAAAATAATGTTATATATTTGTGTAGAGTTAATTAAGACCCGAAACCCTTAATTAATTTTTGCATATTGTCATCCCCCACTGTTCGTTTTCCATTCGCAGTGGGGGTTTTTTAATTCTAAGATAATAACTTTGCTAATTCTTTTAAGAATAACTCTTCGTTGATCTTCTCTACCTCGTACTCCTCAAAGTAACCTGATACAGAGAAACCACGTAGTTCACCACTCTTAACCTTTTCCCAAACATCCTTGTTGTTTACTTTCATCTTGGTCATCCAAGTTCCTTTTGGTAGGTCATCGAATCCATACATTCTACTCTTATCGTTTTCAGGATCCTCTATCAACCATGATTCTGCAACATATACATCTTGTTCGCCAGGTCCGTTGTGCATGATATCGTGTTGACTATCTTTAGTATACCCACGTTTCATAAACTTCTCTGATATCTGTTTGATAGTTTCTTCTGAGAAGTATACAAAGTATTCATTACCATACTCATCTCTTCTGATTATCTTTTTGTTTGGAATCATTGCAGGTCCCACGACAACCATTTGTTCGTCATCCGCATTGAATGAGAATACAGTTTTAGAGTTTTGTACAGGTACACAGTTTGGTACTGTTCTACCATCTTTACGTTTAGTTCCTATTGCCTCATAACCTGGCTGACATGGATTAGGTTCTATCATATCTTCACGTATTGAGTCTAACTTTCTTGATGCCCACTCAATTCCTTCGTCACCACCCCATGCTAACCACATAAGACGACCACATCCGTCACCTAATTTTCTATCAGAGTGTTGTCTGTGTCTTTCAAACGCTGCCATGCGCGCTATCGTTTCCTCTGAAATATTTTCACCCTTTGCGAGTTGCGATGCACGACGCTTCCCCACGGGGGTGCCACAAGATCCCCAACCGTTCTTCTCTGCGTAGTCTAATGCAATCTGTGCGTTGTTTGATGCCGCCTTTGGATAGTCATTATAAGTCTCAAAGTTATCTCTCTTCTTAGGACAGTTCTTTGGATCTTCACATTCAGGAACTTCATCAACATATGGTGGTAATCCACTTACATCAATATCCATTTCTTTTTTACAACCACATTCCTCTTCCATATCTTCAGGATGAGATACACATGGCATATATAAGGTAACCCCACCGATTTCGTGTGGATGTGCACCTGTTTCACAATCTAACATTTTAGAATAGTCGATTGCATCTTGTTCGTTTTCAAATAATGGTAAAGTGAATTTCTCTTTACTCATTGTTACTTGTGTACTTGGTTGACCAAATGGAGGTAAATCTCCATAATCTTGACCACCATCTATTTTACCTTTGTTTACAGACGCTTTGTTTACAATACGACTGTCTTGTTTGTATACTACTTTAAACCAATTGTGACGACAGTTGTATGATCCTCTCCACAATAGTGCTGAAGAATTCATACCATTGTCTGCAGTCTCTATATCTTCATATCTATATACACGGTTACTTGCAACCATTTCTCTACAGAATCTTCTTGATGTAGGTATTGTTTGTGGTTGACCTTTGAATATAGGGTTAAGACCGTATCTGAATCTTACTCTTGTAGTGTCAGTATCAAATACTGATTCTTTGTTTGGTGATGATGATATTGCTGCAAAATCACTCTTAGACATTGATGTTGATTCTACTTCCACCCATCCATCTTCTAATAGACTATCCACACTCTCACCAATTGATGTCATGTGTTCTAAGTACTTATCTTCATCTCCTTCAGGGATACAGAAGTTCTCATCTTCCTTTTTAAATGCGATCCAATCGTATTCAATTGCAGGTTCGTCTACTAATGATATTTGATCTACTCCTGAGATTAAATCATCATCTTCGATCTTTAATTCTATGATACGTTCTTTCTTACTCATACTTTTAAATATAAAAAAAATTATAATGTACTTAAATCCTTAAGTCGTTCCGCCTGTTCTTGACTGTTTGTCAATTCTTGTTCAACAACATATGATTTAATTATTTGTGGTGATTGTTCAGCCGCAGGATTTGATACTGTTGGATTATCAAATGATGTAACAGATGTTTCTGAGTTAAATGCAACTCCCCCACCCATTTGATTCATCATTGACAACATTGGACCAAACAGTGATACTGCACCTCTTGTCATGATTGCTTCACCTTGTTCCGCTTCTATTAGTGTACCACCTTGTGCGTGTCTCTCTCCACCGATCATACCACCTTTAGCGTAACCACGTTGTGATGTCATTCCACCACCTTCTCCTCCACCTTCATCACCTCCTGAAGAACCACCACCGTCAATCTCTTTTACCGCTTTGACTGCCGCTGCGATAGTACCCGCAATTGCAACACCCGCACTAATTGTGTTGATAGTAACCCAAGGTTGACCAAATGTTAATGGTGATGCTGCGACCGCCTTAGCGTTTGCAATTGCAGTGTTTGCAACTATCTGTCCGATTGCTGCCGCTTTCTCTAATATTACCGCCGCCTTTGCGAGTTTCTTATTCTCACCCGCTACCGACGCTAAGATACCTGCAACTTGTTGTGCGATACCTGCGATCGCCATCATTTGAGTCATCTTCCACTCAACCATCGCTGCGTCACGATCTCTCTCTTCTTGTGCTTGTTGTTCCTTAAGTTCTTTATCTTGTTGGTAGAACTCTTGTTGTAATCTTCTTAACTCTTCATTCTTAGACTTTTCAAGTTCTGCAGTTGATATACCTTCTTCCTTTGCAAGTGCAATAAGGTCATCATAGAACATCCTTGCGTTCTCAAGTTCAAGACTTCTAAACTCTTGTTCAGTGTTTGCCTCCGCATCTCTAATCTGTGCTCTAAGATCTGAAAGACGTTGTTCGTTCTCTTTTACCTTTGCTTCACGATCAGTATCTATCTTATCTTGTAGTTCTTTACGTTTGAGTGCATACTTCTGATCTATTTCAAATAGTATTTGTTCTAACTTTTCTTTATCATTATATTTTCTTGTCGCTGCGGTGATTGCGTTTTGTTCTTCTTGTTCCAACGCTTTCTTCTGTCTGTCAAACCCTTCCTCAATTCTCATTAGTTCATTACTCTGTTCTAATGCAGTTAGTTCATCTTGGAATGCTTGTTCATCACGTAGTCTTTGTTCTCTCGCCGCTTTACGTTTCTCTCTTCGTGCCTTCGCAGCTGCGTTACGTTTCTCCTGTTCCGCCTTCTGTATTGCAGTGATATCTCTTTCTAATCTCTCATTGACAAGTCTGATGTAATAGGTTTTCTCCGCTTCACTTAACTTCTCATCCTCATTGATCTCTTGTCTCTTTGCAAATGCGTCTAACTTTGCTTGAGTAATCTGTTGTTCAACCTCACTCATGGTATCACCCATAAGTTCAAACTCTTTTCTTTGTTTTTCGTATTGTGCTAGTGCTTGTTCTGCTGCCGCCTTGTCTGCGAGTTTCTTATTAAACTCATCAAGATTACCTGTAACGAATGCTATCGCCTTGGATAGGAAGTTCAGTGCCGCTGTTAGTGCCTTACCAATAAGATCTACTACAGGTTGTATTACATCACCCAATACTTCAAATAGTACTCCGAATCTTGCAACCGCATCTTGTAATGGTTTGAATGTCTTGAACGCTTTAACTACTGCTGCAATTAATAATCCAAATAAGACTACAAGTGCACCAATACCTGTGGACATGATTGCCTTGTCTAAAGTCTTGAATCCTAAACCTAAGTTCTTCATTCCAAGTCGTAGTGTCTTTGCACCTACTCTTAGGGATTCAAATGCACCCGCAATAAATCCAATAGGACCTGGTATACTTGCGAACGTTGTAAGAGTTCTCTGAGTTGTTATATCTAATTCTTCTTGTACGTCTCTTAACTTACGTATTTCCTTTGCAGTTCTTTTATATTCTTCTGTACCCTCTTTATTCTCTAAACGTAATGTAGCAAGTTTGTCTTCTAATTTACCGATACGTTCACCCATTGAGGTGTACTCTTGTTCCGCCTCATTTACTGATTCGGTTAGTTTGTCTGTATCTTTCTTAGTTTGTTTTAATGCATCATCTAATTGGTCAAGGTCTTGTGTTGCTTCACTTGTCGCCTTACCAACACCTGTCATTGCTGTCTCGAGTTCTTGTATCTCGTCAGCGGACATTTGAGCACTGTTCTTAAGTAAATCTAATAACTGTTGTGTTACTTGAATTTCTTTACCATCAACTTTAATTTTAATTGCTACTTCCTTTGCCATTGTTGTATATATTCTATTATGTAATTATCATCCGTAGAATCGAGTACATCTTGATAGTATTTCTTTTGATCTTCTATCGTTTGATATTTTATACCATCTATAATTTCATATTCAGGTAATTCATCTTTCAACCATATATCTATAAGATCATTTCCCACGATCTTACAACGTTTTGCACCTTTTGCAAACACAGACTTCGACTCATGACATTTACACTCTCCTATAGTCTCTAATCCATCCGTAGAGGTAATAACAATATCAATGTCACTTGGATCTTCAGTATTACCTACTAAACTTCCAACGAAGACTACATCGTCTTTACACTTTGATATTTTCTCTATTAACTCTCTCATTATGTACATGGGGTTCCTTGATCTACTGCATTACCATCAATACCATAGTCATACACAACCATTGTCCCGTCTTGTACACATAGGTAGTGACTACCTGTATTCCAATAGTATTCGAAACTTTGTGTGTAACCATCACAATCTACATACTCACCATATATCGATTCACCTGAGTAAGATGGTGATGATATTCTCCAAGTTGTACATACGTTTGCAGTTGCAGTCGGTGTAGCTGTTGGAATCACAGGAGTTGCTGTAGGTGTTGCCGTTGGTGTCGGTGTTGGTTTACCAACAAATGTTGGTGTAGGAGTAGGTGTTGGTGCTGTCCATGTATATGTTACAACTGCACATATTGGAGTAACACACTCTTCACTTATTATTCTAAATTCAAATGAGTAGTCACCTGGCGGAAAGTATAATTCCCCCATTTGTGCTGAATATATATTTGCAGTAAAAGTACCGTTAAAGGTTTGACCACTTGATGCGTTAGGAACTGAATAGTTGTTAACCAATTTCCAAGGTTTCATCCAAACTCTGTTTGGTTGCATCATGTGTACTGTTATAAGACTTTGTCTGTCATACTGATCACCCGCACCAATAAAAGAAGGTATAGAACCATTAAGATTAATATCATAATCAAAAGATAATGTAAACTCATCGTTTGATACTTGAGTCATTGTTATTCCCGATATGGTACCTGATGGACAATTATCATTTATCTCATGCACAATTGTCTGATCGTATTCAACCCTATCATTGTTAGGATAGACGAAATCATTGTTTGGTATCTGTGGTATAAATTTTTTACTCATCTTATTTTAAAATATAATTTTCTTAATCTTACAATTTCAATTATTACGGTGTTGGTGTCGGAATTGGTGGATTTTGACAGCCAGGTATTGGTGTAGGTGTCACATCTCCATCATCGAATGGTGGTTGATCACTTGGCCAACCAACTACATTACCGTTTTGACATTGTTTAGTACTTGTTATCTCCCCTGTTGTTTTGATATAGAATATCACAAATGGATCTATGTTTACATAACTGTCTGCAATGTGTGTAAGACCATACCAACCTTCAGTCTGTATTACAGGATACGTAATATAATTACCAACGTCAATACAATTACTAAGTGTTGTCCATACAGGGTTACACGTAGTTTCGTCAGACCAAAATGGTGTATTCAAATGAATCCAAGGTCCTTGTGTATCAATTGCATTGTCACAGATGAACTCACCATCACAGAATGATACATTTGTCATATAACCGTGTGCAGGTCCTGCAGGTGTTGTTGGTGTAGGTGTAGGAGTTGGTGTAGGTCCTACTGATGTTGCAGTTGGTGTTGGACTTGGAGTAGGTGTTGGTACTGTTTGATCAACACACGTTGGTATTGGTCCTGATGGACATGTTCCAAAGATAGGTCTACTGTTAGGTGTAGTCCATCCTGTTGCATTATCATCAAATCCTGTGTAATCTAAGATTGCTTCAGTACACCATCCACTTAAGTTTTGGTTGAAGATCTGTGCGTAGTTGAACATGTAGTCCATATATTCTGCACTATTGGTATCCCAATCCTTGATACATCTATTGAAAGGAGTACCCGCAAACATCTCAGTGAATCTTGTTACATTACTTACATCCCAATTGTTTATAGAGTTATTACCATTGTTGTCATAAAGATCACAACCTTCGAACATACTATCTACACGAAGTGCACTACTCATATTCCATAAACTCAAGTCACCATCAAATGATTTTTGATCTCTGAACATATTAACAAAGAACTGTCCACTTGACGTATTCCATTGACTAATATCACCTGTAAAGACTCCAATATTTGGTGTTGAAGATCCTGCATCAAACATAGCCGTAAAGTATATTACATTACTTGTATCCCAATCTGATATATTACCATTGAACAATCTTGTTCCTTGCCAACAACCCGCCATGTTTGTTATGTTACCTGTGTACCATGAGTTTAGATCTTGGTTATGTGCTGTACTAAAGAACATAGTTGATATGTCAGTAACATGGTACATATCCCACTCATCTAACTTATCTATAGTTGTTAGGTTAACACCACATGCTGCGAAACATCCTGCAAGACTTGGTGTTCTTCTAAGATCAGGTGTATCTGCAATTGACGTAAAGTCTGCATTGATACAACTCTCCCACGCTCCCGCCATAGGACTAAATACAGTATCTATACTACTAAACTCTAAACAACCCCAACTTAATACTGAAGTTACTTTATGATCGTCTGCACGACCTCCACCGAATCTCCATCCTAATAGTTCACCTACGATTGTAATTGTGTATACACCGTCAGTTGCATAGTCATGGTTTTGTGGTGCAGTTGGTGATGGATCAAATGAAGTAATTGTATCATTATTACCGTCACCCCAATCTACATTAAAGTTATAAGTTCCTTCGAATAGTAATGGTAATTCAAATCTTCTTGGTCCTGAGTTATTAACACCTGTATTAATACTTGTATCAACAGTCATTACAAAGTCGTAGTCACTACTACATGCACCTACAGGTACTGCTAAGTTACTTACGTCCATTCTGTATTCGTAGTTACAGTTTTCTTGTGGTAATTCAATAGTCCATTCATACTCTACTCTATCAGTAAACTCTGTCTTAGAAGGAACTATTGTTGTTTCCTTTATACCAAGATCACCACCCTCGTTATCGTTCGTGAAATCTCTTCTAATTAAGTCAAACAATACATTAACCTCAGTTAATCTGTATACAATAACTTTAATGTCTTGTCCTTCTTGTATTGGTATTGAGTAACCATCTTCAACAGGTTCGTTAATTGTTTCTTGTAAATCACCATCAACATAGATATCAACTTTGTATGTAAGACCGTTGACAGGGTTGAAGGTACTGATCATTGCACCATCTATATTGTAGTATGGTGTAGGTGTTGGTGGTATCAAGGTAGGTACAGGAGTTGGGGTTGGTGTTGCAATTACTCCGTGAGTTGTACTACTACCAGTTACAAAACCAAATGTTGTTGATTTAGTGTTGAAGTCTGCTGCATCTGTAAACACGTTAAACCAATCGTAAGATGTACCACCTGATATGCGTCCTGTAATTAGAGGGTAGAATATATTATTTAAATCACTACCTGATGACCCAAATGCACCTGATAAAGAGTACACATATAATGAGTCATATTCTCTATCAATACCACCATTAGTATTGTAGTCTTCTTCTGTTACTTCAATCCATTCTTGTCCAACATAAGTGTTAGAAGATTGAGATGGATCACGTACACCCGTAACCACTGCAACATTACCAAGACCATTTGCACCTTGTAAGTAATCGTATCTAACCGATCTACCCCATGCAGTTGTTGATAACTCTTCATTAGTCATATCGGTCTTAAACCTATATACATCAGAAGGATTATCTAAGTAATGGTAATTAAAGTATCTTGTTGGGTATGTTTGTAACACGTTGTTATATTGTACTAATTCAACCTCTGTTAATTCATATTCAGTTAGGTTGTATTGTTTAATTTTATTCCATTGGAAGTATTGTTCTTTTAACTTAATTAAATCATTAGGTTTGATATTAAGAATGTCATCAAGATTTAGGTTGAATTTACCTTTTAAAAATCTTGTATTTTTGTCAAATAAGTTATTGATATTATTCTCATAGAATCTTGTGTATAGATCAAACTTAGAATATGCATCGAATGCTTGTACTCCTACGTTCAATGATCTCTCTGATTCAAATAGAATACTTAGTGTATCATTGTTTATTTTCTCATCATCATCTGCACCTATTGGTGAGGTATGAGATATAATTGGAATCTTCTTGTATCTTGCTGCAAATTGGTTAGATGTGCCAGGTTCTGATATCTTTACTTGGAATGTTTCTACTCCACCCGCAGGATCTGTAAATAACTCACCTGTACTGTTTAAGAATGGACTTGCATTATCTACATAGTAGAATAACTTAGGTTTTGACTTAAGTCCTTCATAGGTCCATGTAACACTACCATTGTCACCATCAGAAGATGATTCTGAATAGTTGATACCAAGTGGTAAATCAATTTGACCTGATTGAGATATTACATCCCATTTTCTAATTACCTCAGGAGAGAAGATTGTTTCTATCTTCTTACTACGAGATCTAAAGTCTGTTTTAGAGTATACTTTCTTTTCACCATAAACTCTGTTATGTATTCTTTCAAACTCAGAGTTACCACCGTCTTTATCTGAACTATCAGATAGTATAATCTCACTTTCTATAAAATTCTGTGCAGGTTCTACCGTAAATCCTTTATCATAGGATAACTTACCTGACCAATCCTTTATATCACCCGAACCAAGAAAGAACGGTAGTGGTTCCATAATGATTACATTAGGTTCGTTAGGATCAGGTGAGAATACTAAGTTAAACTTCTTTGCAACTGACGATAAGAAATCTATCTGTTTGATTTCTTGGTCAATCATTAAGTTTAGGTTTACAGTATTACCACTATAGTATGTAATTGCAGTGCCAGGTTTTGCAGGATAGTAAGATGGTCCCGCATTGGTATCTAAGTCGTTATATGGACTGATTGCAATATTACTGTTGATTATCTCAGGTTCAAATGGAATACAACCTACAGATACAGAGCCAGGATTTGAGAATGGTTCTATTGTAATTGTTTTATCTGTAACAACACCTGTACATAAGTCTCTAATTGTTACCTCAACTGTTTCATCACAATAACAAGGTACTCTTGTATTCTTCTTAACAATAGTTCCATACCATCTATCAATTGAAAAGACTGTAACACGTTGTACAATGATCTCAACATCTGATAATGGGAACGATTGGTACTTAGGGTATTTGTATCCTGCAAGTACATCCTCGTTTGCAAAGTACCCATACATGTATAATTGTTTGAACCAAGGTGTTTCTTTGAATTCTGATTTTATAGTATAACCATAGAAGTCAAATATAAATTCGAATAAGTGATATACAGATAATGCAGGTTTTAATTGGTTAATGAATAATCCATTGGTAGGACTATTAAGATTGTAGTTAGTTGCCCCCGCTGATGATGCTGCACTTGGAGAGTTCCATGCACCTACTATAGTAGATGAGTATAGTCTCGTTGTTCCTGTTGCAACATTACCGTCATCATCATACACATAACCATTGTGTACAATTGGGAACATATATTTTTCAGGTCTTCTGTGTTGTAAGTCTTCTTCTCTGTAAGGACTTTCATTCCATGGGTCTGATACATCTTCAAGAGTGTACTCAGGTCTCCAACCATTATTGATAGTATAGTTAAGATCAGACAATAGTCCGTTACCCATCTTACCAAACAAATCTCCAAGTTCAGAAAACAGTGTTACATTGTATTCTACTTTGTTATCCTTTAGTGATACCTTATTAAGTTTTAAATAACCCTTAAAATAGACCACGTCGTCAATTAAAACTTGACAGTTGACCCTACGAGTCGGATCAAAATATAAAGTGTCAGAATCAACGTTATAAAAGGTTTCAAAGAATCTGTTGTTCTTTTTACTGCCAGGTATATTGATTGGTACTGAGTAATCTGAATTCTTTTTGGATATGTCTTGTACCTCCGCATAAGATTTGTTAATCTTAATGGGTGCATTCTTATACAAGTCTAATGTGTCATAGACAGGTAACTCATTTGTAGTAAACGTTGGTGGGTATACACCATCAGATGATATAACAGGATTAGACTTACCTGTTTCTACCCTTAATATTGTTTGTTGTCCCATACATTAAAAACCTTTATTAGAGAACCAAGAATCTGCGTGTTTCAACGTAATTCTGTATTTATTTAATTTTTTATGTTTCTTAGTTATAGTCTCTACTTCGGTTGATAATACTTGTAGTGGTCTTAGGTCCATGTAATATGTGTCCTGACATCCCATTGGTGAGATGAACGATGGTAATACTTGATAAACCTGTGGTGATAAGAATAACTCCTCCAACCAATTTCCTTCCTCAACTGTTAGAAAATCACTCTCTAAGACCATCTCTCTATCTACATCTTGTGCAAATTGTTTGGTACTTCTACCAAATGAGTGATCAGGTTGAGTGTAATTAGGTGCGTAATACTTACTGTCAAATGTCTCTCTACTAATCTTTTTTACATCTTGTCTGTACGCCTTAAATGTGAAATAGTCATATCCACCTCTTGAGTTCAAGAAACATAATCTTGTAGACTCAGGGTAACAACTACGACGTATTGATGATTGATGACCTGATGTATAGAAATAGAATTTCTCAGATACAGGATATATTGGACCCATCTCATCTTTATTAAGAAGAGGTACAATTGGTGGTGATGGATCCCACTGTCCATAAGATCCTTGTATTTGTACTGTATAGTATACAACTCCACTTGATGCACTACCACCGTTAAAGAAGTTCTCTATGTAGATGGTATCTATATCTCTTGGACCTACAGGTATCTTTCTAACTTCTAACGTAGTTTTAGTACCGCCAGGTTGTTTATGTTGCAGGTCAAGATCATATCTAAATAATTCTACATTATTGATATCATAAAACTTAAAGACTGCAAAGTCTGCTTCGATTACTTGTCTATCCCCCGTTTGACCAAACAAGTAGTATAGTGCATGGTGATCGTTGACATCAACTGTCTGTATGCGTGGTGCTTCCGTGAGAAATCGTGATGATTGACTCTTCTCAGGTACCTCAGGATAATCCATTAGGAATTGTGACATTGGTGATAACAATCTATTTGTATCTAATGTGTTCACAGTCATTCCTGTTCCTATAACACTACCAATCTCTTGATCTTCATTAGGGAAGTAGAACTTCTCATACATTTGGAATTCCCCTCCAACTAATGTGAAGTCTCCACCTGTATTTGTAAATCCACTTGCAGTGTATCCTGTTGAATTAGGACAATTAGGTATATCAGTATAGTGATCAAACTCTCTTGTAGGTTCGTCACCATACTCTGTTACTACTGTAGTACCACTTGTGTATCTATAACCGTATAAACAGTTAAATTGAAATGAGTTCTTATATGAGTTGTCAACATTGATCTGAGAGTTAGACTGAGACCAATTCATCCCCGTATAGTTCTTGTAATGTTCCGCCTCTAAAAAGTTTTGTAAAAACTCATAGGGTCTTACATTAAACTTGTATGTCCAAACATTACTGTAGTCTTCTGATGTGATCTCAAACGGTACAACACTCATTCTACCTTTCTTTTCGTAGTTGACATACTGATCAACCACCAATTCCATTGAAGGAACATAAGTATCTCCTGTTAGGGTTATTGAGTAGGTTGCACCACGTTGATAACCCATATCAACTGCTCGTCTTATTTGTGTGTTGGAGTTTAACCCGTTTGAATAAATTTGGGGATAATTAAATGTCGCCATATTATATACCTTCTAATATATCGATAACTTCTTCAAGTTTCAAGTCTATCTCTTCCTGAACTGTTGTTTCAAACACATCCATGAATCTTGGGTCATCAAACATTTTATCTATTGCTTCGTCAAACCAATTTGATGGTCTGATTCCGAACTTCTTTATATTCTTTTGGATTGCAAATGCAAGTTGTCTATCAGTCATATCACGACTCTTGATATTTCTTTGTTGAATCCATTTAAGTAATGCATCTATTGGTACACCCTTGTCTCCTCTTTTTCTACCACCTTGTACGAATATACCGTACTCCTCCATCTTGATTTGTATAGAATCTCTTCCTGATACCGCAGAGATAGAGTTCTTCAATCTACCACTTGAAACCTTGTTTCCAAGTTTAGTTCCCCTTGGTGGGTTACCATACTTGTACTTCTTTTCTTCCAACGCTTGTTTGAAGTTGTCTACTATTATATCTCCTACTTTATCTAAATCCATTATAATCCGTATCTACCTTTTACTGCGTCAAAATTATTACTCACATCTGTTGCACTTAAACATGCATTGTACACAAAGAATAATCCTTGGTCACCTTGGAAATATGGATCAGGGAACTGTGCTTTACCTATATAGTTGTTACTTGTTGTTCCAAATGCTGTTACTGTGTTAGCGTTGGTGGTACTACCAATAGAAGTACCATTGTGATACATTGTCATTGTAGTTCCACTAAGTGTAACCGTAACTTCATGCCAACTGTTGTTTGCAAGTTGACTACTCATGTTAACAAGTGTCTCACTACCACTATTATATCTGTATCCAACTCTCAATGTATCTACATTGTATTGTCCACCATAACTTTGTCCGTTTCTTGGTGTTAAGAAGATATAGTTTGATGAACCTGTCCCAAAATCCCATACTCTTGTCCAACGACCATTATCTTCATAGTAGAACCACGTAGTGATCGTTGCATTGGTAAGACCTGTCATAAATCCACTATCAATGTTACCATAATCATTATTACCATCGAATACAAGTTTACCACTGTCGTCTGATGAATAACCAACACCATTGATAAGTGTCATATCAAAATTACCTTGTAGGTCAGTCACCGCAGTTCCACTGCCAGGATAACAATTTGTATTTCCATACTCATATAAGATATAGAGGTCTGTGTCAATGATACCAAGGTCATTACCTCCCGCTGCGGGTTGATTAAATAAAGAAAATGGAAAAGTAGTTAACATATTAATTTATGATATTTTTTTTATATTATGAAAAATCATTATTTCCTGCCGCTCTTACGGTCGATCCGTCAAACGATACAAGTGTCAATACATCTTTACCACCCAAGGTAGTTGTTGCTGTATATGGTGTACCGCCAGGGAATGTAAGTGAACCATCTACGGTTACTGTTCCTGCCAATGCTCCATCTTGTGTAATCTCAACTACTACTGTTTGTCCCGCTTTGATATTTGTTGGTATCAAGTGTGTTGCAGTACCACTCGCTAATGTTAGAGTTTGGTAGTTACTGTTTGAGAAGTCAATCGATGCAGTTGCTGATGCAATTGCAATACTGTCTACATCTTGTGCTACAGAACCTGTAATCTCAATTGATGGTGAGTCTAATGTTATTCCTGTTACTGATTTTAAATCTATATCCTCTGAAAATCCAAATTCAGAACCTATCTTTATAGTTTTACCATTAACTCTTGTAGTACCCGTTGCAGGTCCTACCCAAGCAATATCAATTAGACTTGTTTGTCCTTCAGCACCGATATTAATAGTTCTACCTTTAACGTTTACAAATGTAGATCCACCCGATGTTGAGTATGCTTCAAGTTCTGCAACTTGACCTGTGTCTTTCGCTACTGTATTGGCGAAGAAACCGTTAGGTGATACTGCTACATCTGTACCCCAATTAAATGAAGGACTATCCCACATCTCTGTTACAAGACCATTGTATTGTTGTGATGAGTAAGATTGTAGGGAAAGGTTCGTCTGAGTCATTGATGGGAACCCTGAGTAGTATCCTAATTGACCCTCAATGTCTATAATGTTTGCTTGTGTACCTACTGCAGGTTTTCCTTGGATAAGGTTCATAGAACCACTTATGTTTGCGGATCCTGTAACCTCTATACCACCCTTTGCAAGATTCTGACCAGTTGTTTCAAATAAACCATTAACATACATTTGAGTTGACCCATCAATAAATTGTGCTTGTGTGAATGTGTTTGATTCGTCTCTTCTTGCAAATGATCCTGTTGATACTGAAACTCCAACACCATTGATATCACCTACAAAGAAGTTACCCTCTGCAATGTTTGGTATATCGTTTGCTCTACCCGCACCCATGATCTCTATAGATCCGTTGGTATCGTGTACTTTAATAACATTACCAATCTTTTGTACAAGATTACCTGATCCAATTGGTCTTACATTAGTGTAACCACCACTTGAATTAACCCATAGACTATCTCCCGCAGTAAATCCTGTAGTTGATATGTTTTGTATAAATCCTACAACAACACCAATACCTTCATCACCCGCGTTTAACGTTTCATCAAGAACAACTCCCGCTGGCATTAGACTTGCATTACTGTTGTCTGCAGGTACAACACCTACTAAGTTACCACTTGTACCTGAATCTGTAATGAAACATGGTGTACCTTTAGAGATAGTTGCACCATGTACGTTCTTAACACTCATGATTGTTCTCTGTGCGTCTGCAACAGATAACGAACCTGTGTCTAAACTTGTTAGGATTCTTTCTTCAGAACCGTATTGTCCCGCCATCCAATAGTCATTGGTTGCATCCCATTGTAATGAACCTGTTCCTTCAGGTGATACAACATCATATACGATGATACCTGCGTTACCTACTGTTCTGTTTGCGTTTAATTCGATCTCTCGGTCACCTACTACAAGTGTTGAAGATGAGATGATTGTTTCAGAACCACTTACATATAAGTTACCTGAGATGATTAAATCGTTGTTTATAGTTTGTTCACCTGTAAATACGTTGGAACCCGTAGTTGCAAATGAACCTGTCTTTTGTTCTATACTATCAAGTCTCGCCGCATCTTCAGTATTTGTTACTTGTTGAGATGCAGTGAAGTTGTTCATAGAAGAAGTATACGTATGGATAGAACCACTCTCAGTTTCAAGTGAATCTAATCTACCGTCTACATCTGTGTTTGTAGAGTCTTGGGAACTTGTGAATGTGTTAAAGTCAGATCTAATCGATGCACTTTCTATTTGTAGTGTATCAACTTCCGCTTCAAGAAAATCAATTCTTAGATCACCACTCTGTGCTCCTGCTAATGTCTGATAACGTCCATCAAGGTTGATAGTTACGTCTGCTTCACCTTCTGTTCTATATAGGTCTAAGTCGCCAGGTAAGTGGCCAGGTACTACTGCTGAACTTGAGTAGAATGTACCACCACTAACATATATGTCACCCGATACGTTCTCTGCAAATGATGCTGTGAGTGCGTATGATGAACTTGTTGCGTTGATTGCGTTGTCCGCATTAATTGCGTGTGACGCACTTTCTACGTTCTCCGCGTAACTTGCGGTTCCTTGTAAAGAACCCGTTATAATGAATTCTGTCTCACTTACCTTTGCTGGTAAGGGGTTACCCAAACCATCTGTTAATGGTTGAAGGGTAGGTTGAATACCTGCAGTCGAATCATTTAGTTTGATAAGACCATCATAGGTATTTTTAATAAACTGATTAGTTAAGTTTCCCATCTCTATTTTTACTTATATATTATACTTTATCCCAATCCTTAGCGACAGTGTTCCAAAGTTCTGCCATCTCAGACCAAGTTTTATTATCGAACGGTAATTCAGGTAATACACATCTGTTGTAATCAAATGGTTGATCTACCGTTAGGTTGAGAGTCCATCCCCCCAATATTGTTTCATACCTTTCTAAAAATGGTGTTACAGTTGGACCCCACTGTGGTTCATAGTCTAAGGTAAATGCACCCTCCGCTTGAGTATAAGATCTGTAATATATTGTAAACAAGTCTTTTGCAATCTCAAGTGTATCACTCATCACATCTCTTTGGTTAGAGTTATCTTCATTGATCCTATCTGCAATAACGATTGACAGATTGTAAGTCAATACATTCTGATTAAGGTTAACATCGCCAGGTATACAGTAAACTCTTGTATACTTTGGTTCTTGTTTTGTCTCAATATCAACCGTCAGTTGGTCTAAAGTACCAAAACCAAAAGATTGTACTTGAGGATGGTAGTAACACATACCACTCAAATCTGTTATTAATTGTTTAAAGTTCACCATTTGTAATTAAATATAAATTTTATTATTACGTATCTTAAATCTTAATACCTTGTGCCGCTGCTGCTTCACGTTGTCTCTTGTTTAATTCTTTTTCTTTCGCCAAAATAAAAGTGAGTTGATTGAGCGCCGCCACCAAGGAGTTCTCTGTGATCTTACTATGCTTCGTAATATCGTCGTCTGCGATTCTATTAAGAATTGTAAACCATCCGAATCTTTGCTCAAAAGAATCTTGGGTAGTATCCTCCTCATCGTCCATACCATCTTGATCGATTCCCACCAACTCATCGTCGAAAATATTCGGGTAGGATCCTGTAACTTCTTTGCGAATTTGATAAAAAAAAACTGTGCTCCCATGACCACCTTACAATCTAACTTCTTGTTGAAGAGTTCTGCTCGTTCATCGACGAGTTCACTATCGTACTTCTCGACATCAAAGTCATGTTCTCCTCTCTCCTTTATAATTGGTCTGTAATAGATTGCTGCAAGTATGTGTAAGTAGTCAACCATTTCTTCAGGTTTCTTTGAACCAAGGGTATCTAAATCTGCAAACTCACCAAAGGACATCTTCTTCCAACTTGGTAAGAATCCATAGGTTACACCATCCAATTCGAACTTATCAACAAATTCCTCTTCGGTTTTAGGGAACAATGTTAATAAGTAGTTACCAATGAAGTTTATCTCCTGATAGTTTGCTGCAAGTAGGTCTTCCATTGGACAACCTGTAATCTCATGTATGATTCTTGGATTTGCATACTCCTCATCCAATACATCCTTTAGTTTAAAAATCTTTACGTAGTTCTCTACGTTTAGAAAAGATGGTAGTTCGTAAACCTTATCGTTTACTTCAAATGTTAAATTCTTCATTATCTTAATATTGTTATTCCGTATCGTCCTGTTGCCTTGACGTTATTCTTAATTTCGTACATCATTCTCATCATCATTGAATCACTAATATCGGGTGACCTACCTAATACTTTCTTTATCTCATCCTTTGATGTTATTTGTATCTTAGTGTCTTGATCTAACTTCTTATACTTTATTGTTAATAGTTCTTGTGTTATTTCATCTATAACATCAGGGTTTAATAAGTTAATTGAAATATCCCCCGATTTAAAGAGATCACTCATTTTAACATAACACTGAGTCTTTAGATTAATAAAGTTCTGACCATGTAGTGCCTTACTATTGTTCATAAAGTTCCTACCTCTAACCTGATCTGCAACTCCACCACCTACACCATCACTATCCACCACTATGTTATTAGGGTGTACACCGTGTAGTTGTATTAGTGTCTTAATCTCATTGGATACTTGTACTGTATCCATCTTCTCAAATATCTTGATGTCAACCAAACATAAACCAACCCATATACATATAACTGTTTTATCAGATCCAAATCGTGCAATATCACAACTCAAATATTTCTGTTGACTACTATCAGGTTGTGACTTAAATATAGACGATGTAATGGACTCATAGTCGTACACATTATCCTCACCCTCATTGAAGGACCAATCTCCTTGTAGAAGTCTTCTCTGTTGTATTGGTGGTAATGTCTTAAGGTTCTCAATATAGTCTTGAGGTATGTGTGGGTTATCTGTGATTAATGACTGAACAAACTTATGTTTACTTGGTAAGGTGTCCTTCATATAAGAATCATAGAAGTCTGTCTTGATAAAATTGGTGCCAGGGTTACAGGTTAGTAATACTTTAGGTTTTAAACCATAATCACTTAACTTGTATCTGATACGTGACTTAACCACAGAATATGCAGTCCTTGTTAACTGTTGTGCCTCATCTAAGAATGCTGCAGTAATCTCCAACGATCCTAAGGAATCAAATTGAGGATCTGATGGATTGTATTGTAAATCCTTTAATATAACTTGAGAATTGTTATAAAATGTAATAACATTAGTTTGTTGGTTGTAGTTGTAATGTTCCCCTGACTTTAGACCCATAGTTCTTAAAACCTCTAAGAACGTTTTTAAGGTCGTTAATTTTAAAGTTTGTAAAACTGTTCGTCCAATTAGATATCGTGTCTCAGGATACGTTATACACATCGTTGCAATGTATAATGACCCCAACCAAGTCTTCCCACCTGCAACACCTCCACCAAAAACAATGTCAGTATTGTTTTGATCCATTAGGAATTCCCAACAACGACTCTGTGTTTTACTGAGTCTGATATCTATTTTGTTTTCCTTTTCCTGTTTCTTTTTGGTCATAGGGTTACTGATTTACGAAGATTTACTTGCATTGTTTTTAAAATTTTTTTACTTATCTAAAATAATGTTTAATGAGATTGGTTCACCACCCGACACAATGTCTACTTTGGATGCTGACTCTATCCCATATAGTTTATTAAGATCTGCAAGTACTTCTCTTTCTATTCTTCTGTTACCGTTCTCCTTTGCTCTCTCAAGTAAATCAAAGTAACGAGTGATTTGAGATTCTAATATCTCCTCACGTTCGTCTTGGAACCTTTCTTTAAGTGTATCCTTAACTTTCTTATATACAGTCTCCGCTTGTCTTTGAGTGATACCCATCTCTTTTGAGAAGTTTACTTTAAACTCTGTATAAGACAATCGTTTATATACAATTAAGTCAAACGCCTTTTGGAAACGTTCTGCACTTTCTACTGTATTTGTTTTTCTACCTTTTTTCATACTATAAAATATAAACTATTTGAGAATGATATTGTAATACTTTTCTGCGTGATGTTTATATATACGTTTAAATTTACTTATTTTACAACTTGTACATCCCCCCGCATCGAGATATTGTCCTGTAACCTGTTTAAACATCGTTTGGGTAAATGATAGTTTATCTTCTTCTTGTAATCTCTTATTTACAGTTAGGTAGGTCCACGCTTTACGTATATCTACCTCTGATATGACAACCTCGTCTGTAGGTACCTCTAATGAGGTTAGGGTCTCTTTTTTCTTACAGGTTTTACAAGGTTTTTTCTTTGTTGTTTTTTTAGTCATTTCTTAATCGTTTTTCAACATTTATTTTTATCTCCACCTTTATCTCTCGAATATATCTTCCAACTGATGCAATTGGAATCTGTGTTTGGTTTGCAACTTTCTTCAATGAACCAAGAGTTAAATACAATTCCATTAATCTCTTACTAAACCATGTTAGTTCGGTAAATTCTTCTTCTACTGTTGATATTAGATTCTCATATTCTAATACCTCTTCCATTGTATCTCCCTTATTATAATCTACATAATTTGGTTTTAATTCTGTATAGTTACGACTTTCCTTACGTATCCTATAATAGAACGGTGAAGTCTTTGAATTAAAGTTCAATTTCATTACTGCAATCAGATAATACTTTATACTATCATCATCGTAATCCCTCAATTTTAACGAACCCCTCTCATATATCTGTAGGACCACCTCTTGTAAGAGATCGTCCGCCAGTGGACTTCCTTGAGTTATTCTTCTTGAAATTTGTTGTAATTCCTTGAAGTTCTCATTGATGTACTCACTCACTCGTGGATTCATCCAATAGTTTCTTACTGTCTAACAATACTTGACAACTTTCATACTCCTCTAACGATTCGTTGTGTTCTAATGTCGCATCCAATATTCTTTCCATTAGTTCAAGTTTTGATAGTTTATGGTCCGTTTTTTTAACTAACAATTCATACATAACTTCTAACACTCCAAGACATACATCATCCTTCTCTTCTTGAGGTAATTTGAAGTAGTTGTTTGGTATTGTTAATTGATCACGTTTAAGTTTCATTGTTACTTAACTCTTTAACTTTTGTCTTAGTCTTTGTAATAATATACTGTACATATTTTCTATCCATATTGTACTCTATTGAAAGACTTTTTATTGTTTTATTCTTTATGAAATATTGTTCTTGTATTTCTTTTATAATATCCCCCGAAAAATCGTTACACCCTTTATAGACGTTATACTTGATAGTTGGTATATAATTGGAATCAATCCATTCTTTCGCCTTGGAACGTACCTTCCTTCTTTGTACGTGTTTTTTCGTTAGAGTCTTTAACCAATTACCATCCTTATCTTTTATCTTATTATCGTACCATGTACCTTTATATTTCTTCCACCCAATTGCACGTAATAGAACTGCAGTGTCTTGTTCTTGTTTTTTGTTAAACCACTCGCCAGGTTTTAATAATACCTGTTTATGATATGTTGGTGGTTCCCACGGTTTGGATTTATCTTTCTTGTACTTGTGATATTTGCGGTAGTAACATACCCTATGGTAATAACCGTCTTTTGTTCCATCCTCAGGATCATCGATTATCTCATTACAAATCTTACAATTGTTTTGTTCCATACACTTTCTATAAATATCCCCCAAAAAAGGAAAAGACTAAAAAACCCCAACCGTAAGGGATTGGGGTTTAAACTTAACCTGCGTGGTTTGTATCATTCCGACTACAAGATCCACTTCGCAAGTTCCGCCAGATAGTAGTATAAGTATACGAAAATAAATTGCAAAAAACAACCCCTTCAGTAACACCACGTATCTGTAAGGGGTTGTTCTATCAACAATCGATCTGAATTGGTTTCTTTATTTACATTGTGAAAGTAAAAAGAGAGTTGAGATGAACTTCAGATTGACCTTATAAACATATAAAATTATAGTACTAATATATGAATAATATTTTTAATAATCAATAGGGTCTATACAAAGGATTACTTGGCATTGAATAACTTATTACTCTTATTTTGGATAGTTGGAATTTCTTTTTACGATTGAGGATTATTTCATATGATATTTTATCCCCCACTTCCAATACTAAATCCTTCCTTACATATGCAGGGAACGTTAGAGAGTAATTAACGAACTTTATTCTATACTTTGAATACTTTGTACCATCCTCCGCAGTAAATCCCTTACCATCCTTCTCAATGGTTTCTATGTATGATTGGTATGTTGTGTATAGTTCCATATATCTATAAATATTAAATTAATTAGGTTGAGGTAGTGTTTCCTCCAAAACTTTTAGTGCCTCTTCACATTCCATCCATACTTTTGCATTCTCTTTGGTAGGTTCTTTGGATACAATATTTTTCATCCAATTGAGATGTCCTTTCTTTGCATCCTCATTATCCGCATTGTTATACTTTTTCAATTGTTCATTTGGTTTCTCCATACTAGTATTCTTCTTAGATAATTTGTTAGATGATATATTAGAAGATATATTAGTTATAGTTAAGTCCATATTGGTCCCTTCCAAGGGACCGTTTTGGTCCTTAGTAGGTACCATATTGGTCTCTTCCAAGGGACCATT